GACTGATATTCCAATCGGCGTACTACAAAATGCTCCAACATCAGGACAGGAAGCAGAAGTTCTTGTCGTTGGCGGAACAAAGATTGTTGCGGGAGCGGCAATCGGCGAAGGCGCTCTAGTTGGTACAGGTTCAACAGGCAAGGCAGTTGCTTTGGTTGCTGGAACAGATACTACAAAGTATGTTGTTGGAACTCTTCTGACCGAATCTGCGGCAGATGGAAACATCGTTACAGCCGTAATTAACTGCGCTAATCCAGGCAGAGCGGCATAAGGGGGAAAATAAAAAATGCCACAGCCAAATATCAATTCCGTCCATGTGGACGCAATCCTTACAAATATCTCGGTTGCATATTTACAGAACCAAGATAACTTTATCGCTGACAAGGTATTCCCAGTAATCCCTGTCGATAAGAAGAGCGATAAATACTTTACCTACACCAAGAACGATTGGTTCCGTGACGAGGCTCAACGCCGTGCTCCAGGAACTGAATCTGCTGGTGGCGGATACAATCTTTCAACTGGAACTTACTCAGCAGATGTTTGGGCGTTCCATAAAGATGTAGATGACCAAACAGTTGCTAACGCAGACGCTCCTCTAAACCCTCTTCGTGAGGCAACAGAGTTCGTTACTCGCCGTTTAATGCTTCGTCGTGAATTACAATGGGTTTCAGATTTCTTTGGAACTGGTGTATGGGCTGACGATGTAACTGGCGTTGCTGGCGCACCATCTTCAGGTGAGACAAAGCAATGGTCTGATTACACATCATCCGACCCAATCTCAGACATTGAGAATGGAAAGGCTGAAATCTTGGGCAATACAGGAATGGAAGCAAACACTTTGGTTCTTGGATACGATGTATTCAAGTCACTAAAGAATCACCCTGACCTAGTAGACCGCATCAAGTACACATCTTCACAAACAATTACAACCGATATGCTCGCCGCAATGTTTGACATTCCTCGAGTAATGGTTGCTAAGGCAGTTAAGGCTACAAACAACGAAGGCGCAACCGAAGCATACGGATTCGCCCACGGCAAGAAGGCTCTTCTTTGCCATGTTGCTCCACAGCCTGGACTACTAACCCCTTCTGCTGGATACACATTCGCATGGACTGGCGTATCAGGCGGACTTGGCGCAACTATCGGAACTTCACAGTTCCGTATGGAATCCATTAAGTCAGACCGAGTTGAAGCAGAAATGGCTTTCGATAACAAAGTTATTTCTTCTGACCTTGGCTACTTTTGGAACACAATCGTCGCTTAATTAGTTAAACGAAGGGGGTGGGACTTTTCATGGTCTCACTCCCTTCCTTTATTTAGGAGAAATAAATGGCATTAGTAAACAGACTTACAAAAGGCGAAGCGGCAGTCGGCGCTCTACAAATTGGCGACAACGATATGGTTTACGGTATCGAATTCGGCACAGTAGCAATCGACCCTGCTAACCTCAACGCAACAACTCGTGGTGCAACAACATTTACATTAACTGGTGCGGCAACAACCGACATCATTATTGTGAACCCACCATCAGATTTGAATGATGATTTGATTTTCTGTGGAGCGGCTGTAACAGCGGCAGATACAGTAACAATTTATCTTTACAATCCAACAGCGGGTGCAATCAACCAAGCAGAAGCAACATTCTCATATTGCTGGATTGATACAACTGAATAATATGAAAGCACAAATTCTTAAATCAATGATTGTTGATGGTCGCAAACTTGTGGCTGGAGACATCGTAGAAGTCAAAGGTTGGCGCCATGCTAAGGCATTGGCTAATAACCGTTACATCAAATTGATTGAAGACAATGCTCCAAAAGCAGTTGAAGAAGTAGCAGAGGCTCCAAAGCCAAAGGCTACAAAGAAAACAAAAGAAGTCGCTGAATAGTGCAAAGGGCGATTCGGTAAAATGAGTCGCCCTTTTCTTTCTTAGGAGTTTATATGGCAATTTCACACGCAAGAGTTTCAGTAGGCACCACCGCTACTAAATTAACTTCCGACTATGATGGCAAAGACGGACAAACCATCAATGTTCAAAATCCTACTGGTGGAGCAGATGTTTATTTAGGTGGTGAAGGTGTAACTACAACAAGTTACGGTTATCTTCTAAAGGCTGATGGTAATTTTTCTGTTGAGTTACAAGATGATGAAAAACTTTACGCCGTAGTTGCTTCAAGCACACAAACTGTAAATATCCTTCGTCAAGGCACCTGATAAATGGCTTTACCAGCAACATTATCGACCTGTACGGTTGTTGGGACTTATGTAGATTTGAGCGGTAACCCTGTTCGTGGCTCAATCAATATCACCCCGCAAACGATTCTAAAAGAAGTTACGCAGAATGTAATTATCATTCCTGTTGTAATTCAAAAAACTTTTGATGCTACGGGTTCCTTTACTGTTGTCCTTCCTGTAACTAGCGATACAGATGTAACACCTCAACCTTTTATTTATACTTTTGAAGAGAATTTCACAGGCGGACGCACAATAGAATTGGCTCTTCCGCTCTCAGTTGCAGGAACCACCCAAAACCTTGCAGATTTGCTCCCTGCGCTTGATTCAGCAGATGCGGCGGCTTATGTATCGGTAGACTCTTATCAGGCTCTATTAACCCGATATAACAACGCTGAGAGCATCCGTGTGCTAGTTGTAGATGCAGATGAAGAGGCAGATGACGCCGATACTTATGCCAGCGATGCTTCTAAAGCGGCTGGCTCTTTAGCCAATTACAACATCAACCAGTTGATGATGATGGGAGTCTAAAATGGCTGTTGAACCGTATGTACCCATTGCCCGATATAACACAGCAAACACTTTATTAACAGAATTAGAAGTTACAACAAATGATGCTGAAACCAATACAGATGATTTATCAACCGCAGTTGCTAATGCTTTAACCCATAAACAAACAGCAGAAAATCTTGTGGCTTCAGGTTTTGATTTATTCTTTTTGGTAGGTTGCTGATGGCGCTCGCACCCTCATTAAGCACAGTAAGCATTACTGGTAACTATGTAGATTATGAAGGCGTAGCCATTCAAGGTCAGGTTCGATTTACCCTTGGTGATGTTCTTCGTAATGGTACAGATGACCAAATGGTTGCTCCATCCAGCATCGTAGTTCCTTTAAGTGCAGGTGCATTTAGCGTTACCCTTCCAGCCACAAATGACCCTGATATTGTTCCCAACCCTTTTACCTATACAGTTGAGGAATCTTTTCCTGGGGGTAGAACATACACAATTTCAGTTCCTTACAACACCGTAGGTTCCCTTGATTTAGCAGATTTAAGCCCTACCCCAACCCTTAGCGAGAACTTTGTTCAGGCTATTGATGAAACAAGTTTTGCAAGCCTTGAAGATGATATTGATGCTTTAGATGTAGAGATAAATCAAACCACAGATAAGATTCTTGCTTCAGGAAAGTATTGGTATATCGGCAGTACCTACGCTACTTATACAGCGCTGGATACGGCTTTTGCCACATATACCGCATTAACGGCTGGTACTTACAGTTTAGATGGCGCAGACATTTCTGCCTTTGTCACCTTGGCTGAAGCATCAGAAGCAAGCGCATCCGCAAGTGCGACAATAGCCACCAATAACTCGACTGGTACAATCAGTCCATTACTTCTAATCGGAGGATAACCGTATGGCAACTACTTACAAGGTATTGGGTCAATCCAATCCCTCAGCCACGACTGCTACAACTCTGTATACCTGCCCTGCTCTAACACAAACGGTTATCTCAACCATCACAATTTGTAACCAAGCAGGTACATCAGGAACTTACAGAATCGCTGTGCGTCCAAATGGAGCGACACTTGCTCCTGAACACTATGTAGTGTACGACGCTACTATTCAAGCCAATACAACAGCGGCTTATACACTTGGTCTAACCATTGACGCTTCAGATGTTGTAACTGTTTACGCATCAAGCGCCAATATGTCTTTCAATGCGTTCGGAAGCGAGATAGCATAATATGGCAATTACCACTAATGGCGGGGCTGGCGTAACCGCAGATGCAGTAGCCACCCTTAGTAACAAAACACTTGAAGCACCAGTAATCAATAACGCAACCTTTACAGGCGCTCAAGCAGGACTTGAAATCAAGTTTGGCAACAACATTGTTCTTGAAGGAACAACTGCTAACGATTTTGAAACAACCATTACGGCTGGAGACCCAACCGCTGACCGCACAATTACCCTTCCCGATGTAACTGGAACGGTTGTTACTACTGGCAATTTGACTGCAATTACAACAGTTACAAGCGCAACTTTAACAAGCCCAACAATAACTGGAGCAGTATTTAATGATGGCTCAGTTGTTTTTGAGGGTGCAACAGCAAATGATTTTGAAACAACTTTAGCAATCACAGACCCAACTGCTGATAGAACAATTACTTTCCCTGATTCAACAGGTACAGTTGCTCTGACTTCAGGAGTTATTAACAACAGTCTTTTGACTACAACTGGCGATACTATTTACGCATCAGGAGCAAGTACACCTGCTCGCCTTGCAGTAGGAACAACAGGACAAGTTCTAACAGTCGCAGGAGGGGTTCCAACATGGGCAACTCCAGCGGCGGGTACAACAGCCAACGACCAAGCCTTCGCCTTTGCGGTGCAGGTATTCGCATAAGGAGAAAATAAATGCCAACAACAGTATCAAGAATCCCGTTATCTTTTTCCACGCATGGTCGTGGAATTAAAGTTGCGGCAACATCATCCCCAGGAACTGATATTCACACAGCAACATCTTCTACTTCTGACTGCGATGTTGTAACACTATACGCATACAACTCATCAGCATCAGCAGTAAACCTAACTATTCAATGGGGTGGAACATCTACTCCTGATGATGACATCAAGTTGTCAATTCCAGCAACATCAGGTCTAACTCTTGTAGTTCCTGATTTAGTTGTCCGTAACTCTTTGGTTATAGAGGCTTATGCTGGCACAACAAATGTTGTGACAATCCACGGATTCGTAAACCGAGTAGCAACTACCTGATAGGAGTTAGCGAATGTCGCTAATCAATCGGTTATTAAAGGCAAACCCGTCAGCGCAAGTTTCAGATATGCTGACGGGGTATTTTGTCATTCCTTCTGCTAAGGGTGTGTTTGAACAAGTTGGTACAAGAGGTTTATTTGCGGGCGGTAAGGCTCCGACCAATACAGCAGGAAATGGTCAAAATGTCATTCAATACATTGATATAGCAACAACGGGAAACAGCACAGACTTTGGCGATTTAACGCTTGCTCGTTCGGCTTTTCAGGGTTTCGGAAGCACGGGTCGTGCTTGTTTTGGTGGCGGTATGAATACAGGCGGAATTACTGTAAATGTAATAGATTATGTAACAACTTCTACATTGGGCAACGCTAATGACTTTGGAGATTTACTTGCTATCAATAGACAACTAGGTGCTTCATCAAATAACACAAGGGGTGTGTTTATCGGTGGTTACAATGACAGCGCAGGTGATATTGGAACTATTCAATATGTAACAATCGCCTCAACAGGTAATACGACAAGTTTTGGAACCATGACAAGAGCAGAGTTTACAAAAACTGGTGCTGGTTCGTCTACAAGAGCAATACAAATGGGTGGTGCTTACAATGGTGGAAGTAACTACTCAGACACTATTACTTACTTTGAATACGCCACTCTTGGGAACTCCACAAGTTTTGGGACATTATCGGGTGATAGAGTGACTCCATCCACCGCTTCATCTAGTACAAGATGTTTGGGTATGGGTGGGTTTGGGCTTAGTGTTGGTTTTAGAAATACTATCGATTATGTAACTATTGCTACGACTGGTAACGCCACAAACTTTGGTAACTTGACTACCTCAATGTATGAAGGTTGTGGCATTTCAAATAATACTCGAGCGGTAAATGCTGGTGGTTTAACTGGGGGTAGCACAGTTCAAAATGTAATAGATTATGTCACGATTGCCTCAACAGGAAACGCAACTGATTTTGGTGATTTATTACAAAACACGCTAGCCGAAGCAGGTGCTAGTAATGGTCACGGAGGACTCGTATGACATATTTACCACAAATTAGAATCCTTGTTCCTAGCGCACAAGTAAGTAGTTATACAACTGGGTCTTTTAATTTACCTAGTGCGAGGGGTCAGTTTACAAGTGCGGCAGTAAGAGCCTTATACGGTTCAGGTATTCTAGCAAATAATAACAACACAGCCAATATCGATTTTTTCAATATATCCTCACTTGGTAACGCAAGCACTTTTGGAAATGTAACCGTAGAAAGGCGAGGTATCCAAGCATTTTCCTCACCAACTAGAGGTGTATTTGGTGGCGGATACTCTGATATTTCAAGTGGTTCAAGAAATGAAATTGATTATGTAACTATCGCTACAACTGGAAATGCCGCAGATTTCGGTGATATGACTTCAGCAAGACACGAAGCAACACAGGGTTGTTCATCAGATACTAGGGGTCTATTTAGCGGCGGTGCAAGCACATCAATCGGAACTAACAATGTAATTGATTATGTAACCATTGCTTCAACTGGAAATGCCATTGATTTTGGTGATACGACTACCAGCAAATATGGAATGGCTTCTACCTCCTCAACAACAAGAGGTTTATTTGCTGGTGGTAATCAGAGCGGTGTAATAAATGTGATTGATTATGTAACCATTGCAACTACTGGAAATGCTATTGATTTTGGTGACTTGAGTGTTAGTCGAGATTTTGCTGGAGGTCTTTCCTCAAATACAAGAGGTGTATTTGGTGGCGGTAGGTTAAGTTCAGGCGAGTCAAACACTATTGATTATGTAACGATTGCTTCTACTGGAAATGCAACTGACTTTGGTGATTTACTTACTACTTTATTTCACATGGGAAGCACATCCTCAAAAATTCGTGGCGTTTTTATGGGTGGAAGTACTGGGAGTTATACCAATGTAATTCAATTTGTAAACATTGAATCAACAGGTAACGCAACAGATTTCGGTGATTTAACAGCCGCTAAACAATCAGGTGGAGCCACCTCATCAAGTCACGGTGGTCATGCTGGTACTGACCCAACTCTTGAACAAGGCGTCATGGTTATTATGGGTGGAT